CTCCAAGTTTATCAAGGCCATAGTCATCAAAATCTTCACTCCCCTGTATAACCAGATTGTTATTAGGAGCAACCATCATAAACTTCCTAATTAGACCCTGTGACTTGAGATAAGCAAAAATCATAAAGGAGATCAGGGTTTTACCGGAGGATGTTGCCACTTCTGAAACAGAGTATCGATATTTTATAATCTTCCAAGCGGTTTCAATCTGATAATCTCTAGGTTCTATTTTCGAATCAGCAAAGAAGTCGTTCACCCATGATGTAAATTCTTCGAGAGTTAACTCTTTGGTGATAATTTTATCTAAGCCCTGAATTTCAATCTTTATATTATAGTCTTCTCCGATCTGCATCACCTCTCTCCAAAGACCTATTGGAACTCTCCAGAAATGCCCTTTCTTTTCCACGAAACATATACTCCCGTCCCATATTTTTTTTTTTTTCACCAAGGGGTGGAAAAAATGATTGTGAATTTTCTTGGTTAAAGACAATTCCAATTGCTTTTTTTCCACCTCCTCCGTGTGCTCTCTTAATATTAAAAACTGAGAGTCAGGTGAGATATCAAAATTTAACATATTACTCTTCTTTATTTACATTAATTTCCCATCCGGTAACTGTATTTTCTTTCACTCTTTGCCGAGTAACATTAAAAAATCTAGAACACTGAGAGATGTTATTAAAAAAGATAACTTCCTTTGTTTCTATATTTTCTGCATTCACAGTTTTTGAATTTTTTTGTTTTTTATTTATATTACTATTTCTTAATTTTTCCTTTATTTCATCAGTATATGTTCTATTCTCTAGTCCCTTGGATATCTTCTTTTTATGCTCTTCCGTTAATTTTTTTCCAGTATGTGCTTTAGATAATCTTTCTTTAGTTATATCGGATAGCTTAATACCTTTTCTTTTTTCTGATGCTTTTTTTCTTCTCTCCTCCGGCCACATCTTATTTTCAATTCCCTCTTTTCCCCTGTTAGCCTCTGAAATCTTTTTTTTATGCTCCTCTGTTATTTTTAACCCGTATCTAAATGCTTTTTCACCAACATATTTCCCTTTCAGTGTGTTTGATATTTTTTTTGAGATCTCCGGGCTCGTCATAAAAAGAGATCCACCAGGGGCTAGATTATATCCTACACTTGGGTTCCTTGAATTTAGCTCCTTTATCCAAAAAATTTCTCTTTCATTCAGTTCATTATGATCTTTGCAGTATTCTATTATTTCTTTCTTAAAATTATCTATCCCCAATTCAGATATAGCTTTTTTTATTAAAATGCCACTTCCATAATAACTAGGGTTATAATTTTTCTCCTGTCCTATATAGATCAAGCCGTTAATTATATTTGTTATTTTGTAAATGTTCATCCATCTATGTATCTTATTTTACGGTGGACCCTCTTAAATACTCTTCTAAAGCTATTCTTTGGCGTATACCATATAACATATGATCAACTGTTTGCACGGTTTGATCTATAAATTTTCTATGGCTCTCGACCAGTTCTATTTTTTCAGAGATCTCGGTTAAATCCCCCTCTATCAGAACAGTTTTTTCATTCGATCCGTACCTGACATCACTTCTCTCCGAATACTCCCTCATCTTCCTCGCTTTATCAGAGGAATATTTGGAATTCAATTTAGTTACTATAGCTGCCAGCTTGTAACTATATTCTAGTAGGATTTGCCTCTGACTGAAAAGATCAACCTGAGCCTTTGCTACTGTTTGTATATTTTTCAGATGTAAAGAAATACCCTGAATGGTCTCTTTCCATTCACCTCTTTCCCTCTCGAATATTTTACCAAAATCCTTTTTTTCTTCTGACATTAGAATAGTTTTTTATTATCGTTCTTTTTCTTCTTTGCTGTGTCTATAACTTTTACTTTCTTGCTTATCTCCTCTTTTTTTCCCTTTGGCTCTTTAACCTCTGGATCTTTAAAATTAGTATCAAGCCCATTTAGTCTCTCCTCCCTTAATTTTAGGGGAAATTTAATTTTAGAACCAGATCTCTCAGTAAATTCGGACTCCCAATCTTGGGTTCTATCCAATCCTGAAAATGGATCACTCATTAATAAAATATCTAAGGTCAAGGACATCATTTGTAAAATAGTTATCGAATCTTTTTATTTTTTTCCCAGTGGTTCTTAAATGAATAACAATGTCATTTAAATCCCACTTTCTATTTTTAGTTATAGCATTCTCTTCCAGAAATTTTCCCCAATTGAAAACTGTTTTACCAGAGCCTAGAAGATCCATTGACTTCTCTATCCCTGATTTATCCCAGTCGTACCAGTATCTGATGTTTTCAACATCGAAAGGAAATTTATTTTCCAAAGAGCAAAGCCCAGTAGAGTTTTCCCAAAGCCAAGAATCCATTGGACCTTCGAATATAGTTATCTCCTTCCCAAAGTCTAAAAATCCGATTCCGAAAACGTGGGAGATTGGATCAACAGCTCTGGCCTTTTCTAGAATTACAGGATCTGTCATCTTCATGATCTTCTCGTAGATACCACTTAACTTATAAGTAAGATATTTAGAGGATCCTTTCACCGAGTCCATATTTCTAACTTGGAGTCCTATAATTTTATCATCGGGAGTAAGATTAAATAGATAAAGTTTTTGTCTTTTTGGATCCCAGGCAAATCTCGAATCCATTCTCTGGCATCTCCTTTGAATATACATCTGGATCTTAGATTGATGAACCTCCTGAAGTCCTAAAGCCCTCATAAAGAAATCTCTAGGTATAATAACTTCATTTATATCTGTTTCAAAGAAAAAACCTATATCGATTTTGCCATAAGCAGATCTTCTTTTAGTTTTATTCTCATCCAGTATTGTTCTGATCTCTTCCCTCTCATTTCCAGAAAGTTTAGAATAGACAGAGAAATCTTTAAACAGAGAAACAGAATCTTTGAAAATACCACAACCTCCGTTATAGCATTTATATGAAAGCGTATCCAGATAGAAGTTGCCTCTTTTCTTTTTAGAATTCGTGCTAGAATCTCCACAGTAGGGACACGAAAAGTTTAGACGGTTTCCAGCCTTGTAGATTATCTGTCTACCTGGATCCCCTCTAAACTCTTTGTCAAGAATTGTTTTTAAAAGGTCTTCTATTCTGGATGCTTCCATTGTAAATAAAAAAGGACAACCCGTTTAAGGGCTGTCCGATTAGTTTTTGATATTAAAGATCGTTATAAAGATCCTCTAAAGAAGAACCTGATGATGCACTTTGTTGTTTAGGGGCTTCGACAACTTTATTGTCTGAAGAAACCCTAGTATTAGTAACATCGTTGTAGATATCAGAAGTCGATGTTGAAGCAGGCTTTTGTGTTTGGTTATAAGAACCAGACGAGCTTGCAACAGAACCTAAGATTTCGTTAACTATTCTAGCTTCAGGAACTGTGTTCTTAATAACACTCATAACTTTTTCAGTTAGCTCATCATCCCAGTCTTTGTAGTCAAAAGATGTTAAATTCTTAGGTCCTGCATTTAGATAATCCAAGATTTTAGCCATATCATCTTGATTTTTCTTCATCTGAGATCCTTCAACTTTGATCGGTGTTTTTTCTCCTACGAAGTTACAAAGATCATAGTTGTTCCATTCTCCAACTTTTCTTACATGTACAGCAAATTCACGTCCTTCGAATAAATCGTACGGATTGCAAGAGTCACCATACTCAGGTTGCAATTGGGCTTCGATCAAATCATTGATCTTTTTACCGAATTTGAAGATCATAATCTTTCCTTCCAATTCAGGTTTGTTTTTGTCCTGAACGATTTGAATTAAAGAATAATAGTCTTCTTTTCTCGAAAAGCTCTTAGCAAGCTCTTGGTCAGCTGCAGAATGAGAGTTCTTCAATTTCCAGAAAAGATCTTTCAAGATTGATTTCTTACCAACAGTTGATGGACAATCTGCTGAGAAGCTGTTACCTGAAGCAGGATCTTTTAGGAAAACGTAATACTTGTGAATTTTTGATTTCGCCGGATTTTCAGAGTTTGGAATAAATCTGATTAAAGATTTGTAAACTCCGTCTTTGCCGTCTTCTGGATAAGGCTTGTAAAAATCTAAATCTTTACCAGGTTGTTGGTTGGCTTTCGTTACGAAGGCTTCTGCGTCGAGGTTGAAAATGTCTAAATTACTCATGATTTTTTAAAATTTATTTTTATTTTTTAGTTTTGCTTTTCTTTTTGTTTCTTAAAGCTTAGAAATTTATCTTTACCCGAAGTGTATACCACTATTCAGGATCTATGAAAAAATTAATCTCTCGGATATTTGAGCGGGAAAGGAAACCCTAGATGAGCAAGAAAGCTCTTGGGTGTTGTTGAAGCTATTTAAAAAATTAGAGGCTTCCTTCTGTTGTAGTTTTAAGATTTTCTTCAATTCCATAAAATTCCTTTAATTCCCTTTTTAAATACAAATTAATCCAAGTTGCGTCTACAATGTCATCAATTGGCTTATTAACAGCCTTAGATGGTGTTATCCACTCATCTTTATTGAGATCTAATATATTAGTAAAGCTCTTTAAATTTGTTCCATCTTCTTGGAAAGAACATAGAGCTGTATATAATTCATCTTTTTTAGCATTACCTTTTAAGGCAAACTTTTTGATAGAGGTTGGCGAAAAAACGTAAAATTTTTCAACCCCGACTCTTTCTATAATCTTCTCTCTTAAAAGAGCAGTAGCCATTGAGATATCGATAAGAGCGTTTCCGTTTGAAGAAAAGCTAAGACCCTCCATGGCAACAAAGAATTCAGAATCGCCCATTATTTCAAGTATGTTATTCCACAGCATTTCTACAATGTCTAAGAAATAAACTATTTTAATCCTCTCCTTCTGGATATAATTATCAGGGAGTTCAGATTTATCTAAGAAATAAAGTTTAAAATCGCTTTCTGTGGAGAGTATTGAGAAAGGCTTTTTCGGACTCTTCAATAATGATTCAGGAGTTCTATCTGATCTAGTTAAAGATCCCCATGTGTATTTCCCGTCCTTAAAACAGCAGAATGCTGGAGAATTTATAGAGAAATCAATACCAACTACGTTTTTTAATTCCATTAAAATTGTTTTAAAAAATTACTTAAAATTACTCAAAAGGTCCACTTAAAATAAATCTAATTAAAAAGGATCATCGACTCCAAACCTCCAGGTTAAATCATCATCTCCTATTAGAAGAGAAACCCTTTTAACTATAGATTCCATGATATAGCTAATATCGGTTGGCATCTCATTGTTTGGAGGATCAAAGCTTACAGCAAATAAAGAATTGTTGTATATCTCATAGCTATTGGCTCTTAGCCTGTTATAATTATCAAATGTATTTTGTATAGTTCTCCAATTCTCCTCTAAGAAGATCTCTAGCTTTTCGTTATTTCCTCCAGAGGGTTTAGATCTACCAAACAAGTTAAATTCTTTAATGTGCTCCACAGATTATTATAATTTTGGATGTACCATTTGGCCATATGATCCAGTGTATCCGTAAACTTTAGAAAGCTTTTCGAAGCACTTCTTCATTTGGTCCTCGGTCATGCAAGCAACTATGTCATTTAGCACTCTTTGATCATTTCCTGCAGCTGCAACTAAGAGATTCTTCATCTCGTCTTTGTTGTCAACTAGAGGCTGAGCATACTTCATCTCATTCACTTTTTGTGTAAAACTTTTCATATTTTTAGATTTGTTTATTCTATATATCCTTATTTGGCCTCTAGAAGTATATCAATATAGTTACATTTAAATCCCAGGCTAAAAGCTGAAAATTGGGGATTATTTGACGTGTAATTGAGCTCAAAAGTGGTCATCGATGTGAATAGCACCTCCTGAAAAGTTACAGAGATCACCACATTGCCCTCATTATCAAGTATTCTTAGGGGTAAATTCTGGATGTGAACTTGTGGATTTTCAAAATTTAAAAAATCAAGAACTGTGTCTAACATCACAAAATAGTTCATGAATCCATCAGTTTGTCTGAAGTTCATGGTGATGTCCTTTGAAAAAAGATCCTGAACTGGGGTAGCACTTTTATATGAGATCTTTTTTCCTAGATTTCTTACCTGATCTACAGAGTCTATGGTTAGACCCGGCATTGAGATAGATTGTATAGTACTATTCACATACTGCTGCACAGTATCGAAGGGTATAGGCTGCTTTTTAATGTACTTCTCGTATTTAGAGGTCACCCTCTCACTAAAGAATCCCTTAGGGAAATTAAAATAAAAGCTATTCGATTTAGGATTAATTAACATTCCGCTGATCTTTGATTTTATCTATTAAACAGAAGCTTATTGTGTGATATTATGCCTTCTAAAACATAGGTGTGGGCATCCTCAACCTCGAGTTTAATAACGTCCTTTCTTCCTATGCTCTCTTTGCTAAGAAGCTGAGCTAATCCATCTAAAGTCTTTATCTCACTTCCAATTTCAAGATCAGATATAGAGATGTATTCGTTATTAGAGGTTAAGAACTTGTGAGAATCTGAGATTGTGACTGTTTTATCCCCTATTTTAACCGAAAGAACCTGTTGAATCATTTTCTCTGCATGGGAAATCTTATACAATCCCCATTCTCCAGTTTTTTCATGCGTTGTGTAAATCTCTATCCCAACGGTTATATCCCCTGCTTTGATCCAGTTATTATCTCCAAGAAGAATATTCATATCGGGCGTAGGACATCCAGACCCATATTTATCTTTATTAATTCCCAAAAATCCAAATACACCATGTGCGGTAAGTATTCCTCTAGCAGCCAAAGCAAATTCAGCTGCGGTTAATCCTGGATATTGTAAGTAACCGGGTCTACCTGGAAGTAAGAAATAGTTTCTTATCTTATCATCAGTCCAGCCTTGATCTTTTAGTCCTCTAATCTGAGCTGCCAATGCGCTAATCATTGCAGATCCAGTCAAGACGCTAGTTCTAGGATTGAATCTCGGTCTCGTAGAACCTGTTGGACCGATAACTATAGGTTTAACACCTTTAATTATAGGCTTAGGAGCTATTATCTCTATAGGCTGTGGAGCTGATGTTGCACCTGTTGCCCCCACAGCTCCAGCTGGTCCTGTTGGTGCTATAGGTGCTACGATCTCTACCTCTCCCTCTTTCTTCCAATATCCCCAATACATCACACTAGCAGGAAGACTAGCGGTTGTGGATACTGATGCAGCTGCAGTGTCTGTGGTTTTAATAAAAGTCGAAAGCATATCTGCTGATCTCTGATCATTACCTGATATTGTGGTTGCTCCCTGTGCAACTCCGCTGAGATTAGAGCCAGTAGCTCCGGGAGTTAAATTCCCACCATTGACAATAAAGAACCTTCTATCAGTAAACGCAAGTACCTTAGATGAAACAGACTCGTCAACTTTAAAAGCAAGCTCCCCACCAGCGGGTCTAGCAATAGTATTATCTAGAAGGGCTGGCACATACGTTTTTTTACCTTGCTGGTCAACAAAAACCATATTATAATTACCAGAGCTACTGAGATCTATCGCTACTGGATTACCCTCTGTTCCTGCTTTTAAGAATTGAAATTTATAGTAGTTGTCAAATGGGGAAATGTTGATAGTTAGATTCCCGCTTCCAAAGGCTGTAGTCTGAGCTTGTCCGCTGTTTTCAGTTAGAGTTCCAGTGTGCATAGAAAGATTCTTAAGCGTAGCTGTAACATTATATTGCTGAATGAAAACATTGGTAAACTTATAAATGATCTTAGGAGCTGGTGCTACAAATCCTCCCAGCTTAATCTGAGGTTGATTGTAAACGCGATTGTATATTTTTTGAACCTGCGGGAAATCACTAAGTTTAATAGGAGTTATATTCATACCCCATTTAGCTGGATTATTAGAAGAGTATGTAGCAATTCTGATAACGCTAGATTGATCTTTACTATTGATCAATGACATGGTGTATCTTAGAAAAAAACTAGATGAATAAGCTGCATTTCTCACTATTGGTCTATAATAGTTTGGGGTATCGTATGCAGTTGTTTGGATTGATTGGAATTGTGAGGTCTCTATAATAGCTGCACCAATCTGTTCTAGAACTTCTATTTTGTGATTTATATAGTAGCTGTTTCCTAAAGAATTTTGGAAGAGAATAAAATCCTCAATAAATCCCTCGTTATCGGTTGCAAAGTATTCAAAGAATTGACCTTTATCAGATTCTTGAATATGGGCTCCTATATTGCCAAATGGATCTTCCTCCTCTAGGGAGAGAAGTCCTATTCTAGCAGTGTCATATCTTGGATACCCATCATAATCACCGGTGCTCTGTATCTGCCAAACCGAAACCCTCATTGGAGCTCCGTAATAAAAGCCATATCCACTAGCACTTAGCAATCCACCTAAAGAATCAGGTTGATAGTTTGGAGGGGTTGCTATATACTTATCATTCATGTCTTTGAGACTAGGGATCTTGATCTCAAAGTATTTGTCATAAATGTTTGCACCAATAGTTACCGGAGAAGGATTTAGTGTGTACTTTTGCTCAGTTCCTTTCTTAAGTATGATCTGAGATGCTGTCACATACTTAGAGTTTGAATCCTGAAAATCTATACCTAGAATAATTCCATCAATGTTCTGTAAATTGTAACCAGCTCTAACGTGATACCTAACAGTGTCATAAACCACACTAAGATTGTAAGGAAATGTTACAGGAAGATTCACACTGCTAGTTAGCTTATCAGAGTAATCATTAAAGGGAATAATAAAATTAGAACTTAAAGAAACAAATGAGTTTTCAGCAATTCTAACCACACTATCTATTACTGTGTTCTGAGTGGTGCTATAATTTACATCTGGATTGAAGATCTGTACAGAGTTATCCATATAGCCATTCACCAGCTTATCGAACCCAACTTTAGTAGCTCCAGTGTTGGTGAAGTGAGTTTCTGGGTTAGGCTGATCTGCGTACATGTATTCCATTAGGAGATACGGGGTAAGCTGAACATATTTTGATGTGGTGGTAAATGCCATTTCTTTAATTATTTTCCATTTTTATGAGATTATAGATTAACCTCTTTCTCATCTACGGATGACTCGCATTCCCAGGAGAGAGTCATAGGATTCAATTTACCAGGTCCGTATTTTTTAATCATCTTGCTCATGAATTTCTCCTCTTCCGCTCTGCAGCTCTCAAGCTCAGAGATAAGACTTGAAGAAGATTCTTCTAGATTTTTTATCTCCTTCTCAACTTTAACTATTTCTCCGTGTATAGCTATGTAGCTTCTAGAAAAATTTAAAACCGTTTCCTTCTCTTTGCTGCTTATTTGTTTCATAAAATAAATTTTATATTAAATTTCACATTGTAAGGTAGCATAAACATTATGGGATAAAACACCGTTTGCATAATAGTTCATAGCTTCCTCATTAACCGTTGAAAACGTATATGTTACTGTCTCTATTTCCATCCTGATTATGTCTTCAACTACTAAACCCTTCTTATCGGAAGTTAAGAAAACGTCTCCTATCTCAATAACTTCCGCATCTAAATCGTAAACCATTTTAGTCATCGCTGGGTCAGAAGAAGTCCATCCTTTATTTATCACATATAAAGGATGCTCAACTGTTGCCTTTAAAGATGTTCCATCACTAAGCTTATATTCATATATATCGCTTCTGATAGGGGATAGAATCTTCCTAACACCATTAGCAATATTCTCTCCAGTCTCAAAATCAAAAGAAAGAACCAGGTCTCCTACTTTAACATCTTCTATAAGCTTATATGTCATATCCGCCATAGTAATTAAAGTTCCTGGAGCAAAACAGCAGAATGTAATTGTTCCTCCTCCTCCACCAGGCGAAGGTGGCGGTGGTGGGAAATTCGGATTAGGAGGTGGTGGTGGAGGTGGTGGAGGTGAACTAACAACCGGCGTAGTAGTCCCGTATCGATTAGTGATATTTATAAATCCAGCACTTCCAGTACAAGTCTTCCAAAAAATCTTAGGGTTACCGTTAGTTGAACTTGTACCATATGACCAGAAAAGATCAACATAGCTGCATCCATAAAATTGGGTTTGCGTATCTCTATTCTGAGGAAATTTCATATAATACCTAGTATTAATTGATTGAACCCCTGATGTAAAATTCAAATAATCCCACACTAGGCCAATTATTTTAATCTGAGCAGTAGCTTTGTTTGAGCTTAGGTCATTCGCAAATATTCTATAGTGAGTAGCGCCAGATCTAGTTGGACTTCCTGCAGCAAATTGATCGTCGAAAAAATTAGGATCTTGGTTGGTGTAATACAATGGACTAACAGGAGCTGTGGTAGTTGGAACGTAAAGATAGAAAGACCCGGTAGTACCAACCCCTGGCCAAGCTGGAGTTACCATTATAAAATTAGAATCCCAAAAACTTAATTGGTTACTGAGATTAATTACATTAGAGAGTAGTGTATTACCTCTTCCTATACCTACAGTTCCATACTGATAACATGAAGTTAATTGGGGAGCACTTGAAATTCTAATCTCTTTTAGACCTCTTACATTATATAGATAAGGACCAGCAGTTCCCCCTGTTGTAAATCCTCCAGTTGACCCAAATATTGTCTGTAAGTATGACCCACTTCCAAAAGCACCTTTAGGTCTAGAAGAAAATATTTGGGCACCATTAGAATCGATAAATTCAAAAGGATTATTCACACCTTCCGTAACATTCACATTAAGGCCGTATGAGAATGGAGCTCCAGGATTAGATAAGGTCTTGCTAGTATTAAAAGTAATCGTATTAGATTCACCTGAAATTATCTTCGTGGGTTCTTTGGCCCAATAATATGAGGGATTAACAACTATATTATTAGTTGTCAAAGAAAAATAAGATCCAGTTCCTATGGTTGTATTTGAATTAAAATAAAAATCAGAAGTGTGTTTGATAGAAATTCCACTACCTGCAGTAATAGACATTAAATTACCGGTGAGAAGAGTTCTTGCTGATGATGTATTAACACTTAGTCCCAAAAGTGAATTAATAGTTAAAGGAGCCGATGAGTTAAATCTTAAAGCAACTGAGCTTCCAGTAGACTTCCAATAGAAGGAAGGAACTGATGAAGTAACCGATGTTGATTTAATAAAAGAAAATACTGGATTTAAAATTTGATCCTCCGTTGATATTAAAAGTTTAGATCTATTAGGATTTGAATTTGTTGAATTCAGTGTTTTATCACTTATAACTAGACTTGTATCTAATTCGTTATAAGGGTTTAATATACCACTGTTATTAAATGCAATTGCAAATTTATCAGTTACCCCAGCAGGTCCAGAAATCCCTGAATATGATTTGAAATAATCAGATGAGAAAAGGCTGTATCCAGTATTTGTCCAAGTACCGGTTGGTCCTAAAATTTTAACATCGCTGGCAGGTGTAGATTCATCAACCCATAAATCGCCTTGAAGAGAAATTGAAGCTGATGGTTGGGTTAACTGATTAAACCAAAGGGAAGCTCTAGCTCCCGCACCCCCGCTCAATCCTCTTTTTCCCGCTGGACCTGGAAATCCAGTAGGTCCCTTTGCCCCTATGTGACCGTTCGGCCCAACAGCAAAAGAAAGAATCTGATCAAAATTATAATTGATCTTTTTATCTATCTCTTTTTTAGAGTCTCCCTGGAAAATATATTTTGTATTAAAGTGCATTTTTAGAAAGGTGTTGAATTATATGTATAAAGGGTTCCACATTTGGTGGTGTCTTTCCAAGTGCTACCTGGTTTTGTGCCCAGGTTTCCTCCCCATGCAGAGTAGTAAACCTTAAACCATCTCGAAGTGGATATACTACTAGAATTCGCTATGCTCATTATAGTAAATTCAACTTGGGTTGCTCCATAAGAGCTATCTCCGCTGATGTCAACAAACTGTCCATTTCCATCATAGGATTGAATAGTCCCGTCGGGCAAAGAGGTTTGATTTCCGGTTGAAAGACCAAGAAATCTAAATCTTTGTGTGGGATCAGAAGTTCTTACCCTAACAATAAGGCATTCATTAGAATCTAAAAGACTGAGCCAACCTCCATTATTATTAGCAGGTGGAGTTGCAGGGGTAAATGATGAAGGTGTCCACAAGCAAATCCCAGCATTTGTTGACGTTGCTATATCAACCACAACATCTATCCCGCTATTGAGAACCGATGCATTTGTAACAGCGGAAGTGATAGCAACACTAGGTATAACAGGAACCCAATTTGCTGTGACCGCAGTTGCAACTAGACCTACGTAAATATTAACAGTTCCAGGATTTAAACTGTTATTCACAGATTGAGGGGCCTCTATAGAATCAACTCTTCTATTATAATAATAGTCTCCGTTACCTGAAACGTTGCTTATAACCTTAGTATTTTTGATATCATTAACTGAAAACAGAAAAGAATTTCTATCATTAGGAACATCAGATCTATGTCTAATATTAGATGAAGTTGTAGCTGTAGTTGAAATCCAAAGAGCAGGTATTCTTGGGCTCTTAATCGAAGGATTATAATAAAAAAGTCCTCTTATCGGAACGGCGAATTTATTAGAAGCGTACGTTAAATTAGTTGTTGAAAATGAAGCAGTCCCACCAAACCCAAAAAGGATATCTCCAGAAATGGTTGATCCCACTAAAGATCCACCAGACTGATTAGAGGAAAGTGACATATTAATTCCGGCAGTTTTAAATAATACTGAAGAAGAATAAGAGGTTAAATTAAAATTAGAACCTGGGGTTTCAACTGAGAATCCATCAAAAGCATCGAACTTTAATCCATAGTCAGATCCGGAGGTTGCCCAATAAAATTTGGGGGTTTTAGAATATACAGAAGGGAGATCTTGGTAATCAGCTTTAGCAAATTCCATTATCTTCTTATTAACATATGTGGCACTAGCATTAGTTGAGATTACTACTTTAGAGTACTGTGGGTTAAAAGTATATTTGCTATTTCCCGCGGCATTAAAAGTGATATCATGCAAAACCAGAGCGTATGAACTAGGATTTGTCGATGTGAAAAAATACCCACTCTTATTAGAAACTCCTGCAGATGTTGAGAGAGGACCAAAAACTCTAAAAAGATCTTGGGATGTTATATTTGTCCCGTAGAGAGACCATAGTCCAGAATTATACTGATAGACAGTATTATAATTCATAACATCCATCCAAAAGTCACCGTCAGCTGCACCGTAATATGTTCCTGATGTGGGTTGGGTTGGTCCAACCGTCCATATGCTTCCCCTTTTTCCAGCATCCCCATAAGATCCTGCTGGGCCAGTTTGACCCTGAGCTCCTTGAGGTCCCCTTCTTCCTAATTTCCCATAAGGACCACCGCCGAAGGTGATAATGTTAGAAAAATTTGCATTGATCTTATCAACAAAAACTTTTTGTGAATCACCTTCTTCTATTCTCAATAACTTTAAATCTGGCATTTTTCTATTTGTTGATCTTTAACTACACTATATATCAGAAAGTGAAATATCCCCCTGTAGCTCCAGGTCCAAAAGCTCCGGTACTTGAACTATAAGCTTTATAATAAACTTTAGTTGATCCGCTAACCTCCCTAGATATTGTAAAATCTATGGCTTGTGGTCTAAAGTCTGTCGGGAATGTCGCTGTTCGAGCTGTAACAGTTGCGGATCCGCCTGAGTAAGTTCCAATCCCGAGATATCTAACACCAGTATAATTAGAAGCATTGGTGAAATTGTCCCAATAACCCACGTAATTATCGGAGGCCATATAAAATTTTATATCTATTGATTGACCAGGCTGTAATCCACCTGTTGATCCCCATCCATAATCATCAGTATTAAAACAAACACCTATATCAGAATATTGATTAATGTTTCCTGGTGCTACGATTATAGTGTTACCGTCAGTTAAAGATAATAATGGTGATGGGCTTCCTGGGATAGCCAAAAAATACCAGCTAGTGCTAGGGCGAGAACTACTTCCAGTCCCAGAAGCAATCGTCGGTGTGTTTGTTGTAGGTATAGTTAGACCTTCGTCTACTTTATTTGCTTTTAACTTACCTTTTGTATTAAGATAGAATTTAGTGGCTGAAGTGTTTTCTAGCTTGAAATGATAAACTGAATTAGAAAGAGTTGATAGAGAATCACCTGATCTCGAGCTTCTCAGACCGGTTGGCCAATCTACATCTCCAGCGGGATTTGTTCCGTATATCTCTACAGAAGGTACGGATGCCGTAACCTGTGGAGCATTCATCTCCATCGGTTTGGAGTATGTTCCAGATCCACCGGTGATATTCATAAAAGAACTTGTGAATATTAGATTTCCTGACGGTGTGGAAAAGTTAAAACCGCCAGTTGCATATATGCCAGAAGTTGCACTACCAATATGCGTTGAGTCAATCTGGAAAGATGTCGACGGGTTAACATTTAGTAAATCAAACGATGCTGCAAATCCATCACCACTAGCTCCTATCTGAAAAACACCTCCGGGGACTTCGAGATTTAAAGAGTTGTCACTTGTGGAAAAATTTTTCCATTTAAAAACAGGATGAAGACTATAATCGCTTAAAGCTCCAGACTCTATATTGCTCTTTGAAAACTCAAGTAGAGGATCTGCATTAACGGTTGGATTTGTTGAAATAACAAATTTTGATAGCGTCTCATTTATGATCTGAGATTCCGGTAATGTATCCGCAACTACAAATGTGTAATTGTTTGGATATTGTTGATTTTCAACTATAGAATATCCAGTTGTACCAATTGCATATAGACTGTCTATCTTTTGAAAGACGGATCCCGATGAATTAAGATTATATGTGGTATCCACCCATCCGGAGGAGGTAAATATGTAGATCTCACCTGATGCCGAATTTACCCAGTAATCTCCCTCGTAGATGTCAAAAGCTGTTCCCCCGATAGGAGCTACATTATTACTTACAAACCATTTAGATCCTCTAGGACCAGTTATCCCCTTACTTCCAGGAGGACCCATTTCTCCTATAGCTCCCTTAGGACCGTCAGGCCCAGTTAAGCCTTGGCTTCCCCCGTGGAATTCAACCACCTCGTCGAAATTATTGTTCAGCTTATCAATAAGCTGATTCTGATTATCCCCGTAATTAAGAGATTTTATATTGGTTCTAGGCATCTTTATATTTTACTTATAACAAAATCAAAGAGTAAAGAATAATTAAATCCTTTCTCCATAGGATAATTGAAACTATAAATCAAATTATTCGATTGAGTGAGTTTAAAATTAGGATCAGGAAAGTACCCTAATTTATATCTCTCACTGGTTGCAATATCTCCTCTTAAACCCTCGCTAATCGGAATATCCTGATTGCCAGCTTTATTAACAAAAAGATCTAAAGATTGTCCTTGATAAATTGTAGATATATTAACATCTATATAATTATTAACGTCATCATCAATAGAATTTGGATCTCCGTAGCCAAAATCCGAAATCATATTATCGAGGAAAACCTGTTTAATCCCGCCATTAAGAAGACACCTTCTTAGTACTCTATCCAATCTGATTATCCCGCTAATGTTCATAGTCTCGGGAAAATATTGCCAAATGATTTCAGCATTAGGGAATATATCCTGATCCAACTTATTATAATCAACTCCTGATAGGTATGGACCAGCAGATCCTATTCCAATCCCAGAGTTTGATTTATCTATTGATTGTATTGATTTAATTGATGCATTTATCAAAGCATTTATCTCACCAACATCATTATTTCCACGTGTTCTAGAAATCTCAAGAGTTATGTAATTAGGAGCATATACTGGGTCTGGTGTTTGCATCATTTTAGATCCAAAGAATGTACTAAACTCATTCATAGATCTTGTTCCGGCAACATCCACATAGTTCTTAGCATCAATATATCTCTGATAATATCCAGGGTCCCATGAAGAGGAGAATACGTTAAAATCTTTTTTAGCAATTGGGGTTTGATTAATTAAAGGATATACCGCACCTTCCGGGAAAGAACTCGAAAGGGAAAGTATAGGTGAACCTAAAGAAACCTTCGTGTAACTTAAATTTCTAGAAATACCAAAATATAACTTCTCAGGAGAGAAATTACAATTTCTAAACGATAGATTTATCGAATCAGATCCGAATATCGTATCAGTTTTATCGTGGTTAAAATGTAAAACTTTTCTAGTAATTGGCTCATATCCACCGGAGTATCTTAGAAGTATAGATGGAATTGAGCTGTCATATGGATTTAGAACATAGGAATTAGCTACTGAATTTCCCCTTAATTCCTGTGGTCCGCTGTATGACGGAGAGAAAGAAGTTCCTCTAGTTTTTACTATTTTTGTGGGTGACTCTATATACAATTCAAAACTATCACTTTTAGTTGTTGTTACGGAATTAACAGAATCCCATAAATAAGTATTGTAGTTAATATAAGGGGATCTTGCATTAATTCTGGATGCTATGTATGAAATAGTACATCTTGCCAATATCGATCCATAATAACCTTCACCGCCGCCTTTCTGAAATACTGGAGCAGTTTTATAGATAGATGCAGGTCCAACTGGAACTGTTACTGGAGAGGAAGATGAAAAAGGAATAGTAAAGGTGTAATCCGCACCTGCTTGAACCCTTCCTAATTCTATATACGACGGACCAACCCCGATAGGCCAAGGGTATGTTGAATTTATAGACGGTACTGAAAAACTTCCAATCCCTGTTGGGCTTGGACCGGTAAGACCTATTGAATTCTCAACATAAATCTTATGAATTTCCTCTCTTAAATCCGTATCGTAGTAAGGATTAGTAACCGAATATATTTTTCCAGGCCCTGTTATGTCAACCAGGCTACCAGAAGATATAGATAGATCTAAAGCAACACTCAATTTTATATCGTCAATTGAGCTAAATCCCTGTCCAGAAACAAGTGGATATGTTATTTTGGTTTTATCAGTTAAAGAATATAGGGTAGTGTAATCTAAAGCCGGGTTTCCTCCAGTTCCCCCTGTATAACCTAATTCAAAAACTCTTTGATCTTTAACAACCACATCACAAACAAAGAGAATAAATTTTTGCTGTGGATTTTCTATTATGTCATATTTAACAGGAGCTTGTATAGTTGTACTGTCCTCTGGTACAGCCCTTAAGATGGCAGAAAATTTATAATCCTCATATGATCTGTAGTTTGGAATATACCTGTCCAGGGAATTGGTGTTAGCTGATGACAGAGAAGATCTTTTTTTAAGAACAATCTTGATCCCTCTGAAAAGGGTTTCATAATAACCCGAAGCAGGATTGTAATTAAAAGAAGAGAATAGCTCCTTGGTGTAAAATTTGGTGTCTCTAAATTCTGATGTGTAATCCTCAGGTTCAACAGTAAAATATGATGACAAATAAAGGGAGTCATTTGGATCTGCGCTTTTTGCCTTTACAATATCGATCTTTCCAGGAAGATAACTGTTTTGATCGTTCATAAACTCCTTAGGAAAGTGGATAGGTGGCTGCTCTAAAAGAAACCATTCCTGTGTCATATATTTAGGATCAGGAGCAGTCTGTTCTAAACTGGGAGAAAAATTAAGTGGCGTAAATGCAGGGCTAGAGTTTAATCTATATTTATTTCCTCTAGCATCAAATCCAGATCCATATCCCCATTTATTAATATACGGAACTATTCTAGATTTATTTGATCTGTCAATAGTGTAATTTTCTCTTAAGTACTGATATTCACTCTTCAGCTTACCATTTTCAAACACAATCTCTTTGAATGAATTATCAACTTTCAGAGGATCAGGAGAAAGATCCTGTATACCTAAAAATCCAGCGAAAGATCTGAGATCTTTGTAATAGTTTATTCCTGATCCAGTCCCGCCATAAGTTATCGTCGAAGAATTATAAATAGTACTGGAATACTGGGCAGGGAAAACTATAGCAGGAGAAATGTTACCTGGGTTCACATCAGTAAATGAGGTAGCCCCGGTCACTCCGTAAAATATATCCCCATTAACAGTATCACCGTAAGAATAAAGCACCCCGTTATAATTGATCTGTCCATACTTAACGAAATATGGAACACCTGGATCTATTATACCCTGCTTACCTGACTGCAATTGAAAATATCTATACGTCTCAGGGTTTGGCGTATATCCGTAATCAGAACTCCAAAAATCAAAGTCAAATTCTTTAATATCAAAGAAAGTAAATACCCCTAGGTGACAATTAGAAGTAGAGTATACATTAAAAGATTTATCAGATCCTAATTTAACTATAGCATTCTGATCCTCTAGATTAGCAACTAGATAATAATTAAAGTTATTAAATCCTACCACCTGCTCACTATCCGGATCCTTTATTGGCTCATCAACATACTTGGTGATTTCCATTATTTTAGAATGCCCCGTAGTTGTATCTATATAACTCCCAGCTTTAACCTGATTGGAATACTCTTTACTGAAAATAAGTCTGCTGTTTTTAGTTTTAGAAGCTCCAACAAAATGGACATTAGACGTTATACCATTGACATCTGTTCCATTAATCTTAACATAACCTTGCTTATTAAAAGTGGAATATAAATTCCACGATGTGTTATCCTCAGGGGAAATGTTGTGTGAATTTGTCGGTGGAGCTGGTATGTTTACATTAGGGGTGTAGTATCGATTGTTATAGATAACAACATCTCCGGTAGAATAAGATTTTGTATTTGACCAATTCCCCTTATATACAGTTAAAAAATTTGTATAGTCATCAAAGACGCTGACTGAATATGATTCATCCCCGTAGAGACCTTCATTTTTAACCCTAATTATAGAGCTAGCTGCATCAGAGCCAGAGTCCCATACAATCTCATCTATATCCTTAACCAGATTAGCAAATGCAGTAGCAATCTCATTAAGAGTTCCTGTTGCAGAATTAAAGTAATGATAAATCCCAGTTGAATATGTAGATCCACCGACCCAAATTAAAATTGATGAGAAATCTCCAGATCTTATTATATCATATTTACGGCTTCCCTCTTTCTGAGACCCATTTGGCCAGAATATTTTAAAAGTTAAAGGATCTGGAAAATCATATTGTTTTAAAAATTCAATCTCAATGTAGGCTCTTCCTGCAATAGTTGCATTAGCACCTTTTACTGTAGCTATCTTTTGGTTTGAATCATCAGACCCTGTAAAATTAAAAAGATCTACACTAGTGTTTCCAATAACTAAACTTCCAGAGGTTGATGCTGTAGATCCGGTAGCAGAAAAAGTATTTAAGCTGGAATCAAAAGGACCGTATGAGTAATAAGCAGCGTCTGGTCCACTTCCTCCGGGAACTGTATAATCCTCTGATCTTTTTAAACTGTAAAAATTATCATTCTTATCTGTAATGTAAAAGATCTTATTTGGATCATATAGATTTACATTATCAGACCCAGGTAAAAATCCAGTAGCTTCCTCATAAAATAATCTAATTCCCGAGGTTGCACTTAAAACAGTTGAATAATTGTTGTAGTAGTATCCTATATTATTTCTGGATGGTTGAGGATAGTTTCCATTCCCTTCCAAACCCTTATATTTATAAAAGAAATCACCATTTAATCTGAAATTAGCTATATCGTTTCTAGAAACATAGAATCCCATATATCTATTGATTGTATACAGATCCGATTCTGTGTCATCGAAAATAAATTCAAGATTCAAAAGATTAGGACAGATTATACCATTCCTATAAAATCCTGAGGTTAGGTACTCTTCCAAATCCATCATAGGATCTGATTTAGAAGAAGTTAGATAGGGGTTTAAAGATTCCCCCTTTTTAGTAAAGATTCCTTCCGAATAGCTAACTCCTTTAAAGTAGCTATAGGAATCAGATCCCCAACTAACTTCCAGTGGAGATTTAGAAAACATAGGATTATTAAATATAGATCTGATATATTTTCCGATCTTAGTATCAGCCCTTAGATCAAATGTTTTAATTATGGTACAATTTGGAAGTATCTTATCACTGAAAGTCCCAGCCGCATCATTAACGGAAGAAAGATTCTGGAGCTCCTCAAATAAAACTACTTTACCCTCGCCTCTTGCTATTCTGTACGTGGTGTAATTAGAATTTCCTTTAAATGTTTGACCTGCAGTAACATAAACAGAGTTTCCATTAGCATCCTTTCCGTATATTATAGTAAATCTTTCCGTATTAGTTGTTGCATAATCCTGAACAACTTTATAGGTTTTCCCGTTTTCTATTGATGTAATATTTTTTGCATACGGATAGCTTAGAGGTCCAGGAACCTTAAAGATAACAAAAAAATCAGGAATTTCATTTTTAATCCAAAGGGGAGCAAAATATTTAAAGCTCTCTTTGTAATTCTTATCAATTAGAATAGAAGCTCCACTACCATAAAAGAAATCATACTGGCCTGAGAATTTTTCAGCAGTTTGCCGATCTCCATTTGTTTGTGTTTTAAGCTCGAAAATAAGATCTTTAGAAGTTTTACCCTGATCGAAGAAATTGAACAGGTCCTGAGAAAAACTATGCTCACCTGTTATGTTGAATTTTTTAAATCGGGAGTCACTTAAGGTTGGGTTTGCATCTATCGAATTGAACCAAACACCATTGTTTGAGTCTACCGTAATTTTAAAATTACCAGAAAGCTTTGGGTTAGTTCTTAGTACGGAAAAAGACGAATTGTAATCAAAAAGTTTAGATTGAGACATATCTCACTTTGGTGTTTATATTTAATAATATTATACTGCATAAAGTAGATTTCTTCCACCTACAAAGTTAGGAGCTACCAGTGTGTTATTTTGATATGCTCCGGTAACTTGAACATCAAAAGAGAATCCTTGTTCATTGTAAACCTGTATGTCTATCCCAATCTTTTTTGTATAGGTTATATTCGTAAGGGTTCCTGCTTTTCTCCACCCACCAATAAATCCAGATTTATCTACTGCTCTGAATTGGAAAATCATAGGTATATTGACAGCATTCGTCTCGCCTGTTGCTATCTGTTTAGTTGATAAAGCAGTGTTTCCTGATACCTGTAAATTAGCTCCAGATGAAGGTGCAAGGAAAAGGTAGGCGCCGCATGAGAATTTTCCAACTAGATATTCATCACCAGAGGAGAATCCGAGTTTATCGGGATACATGTTATCTTCCAGTGCAGAAGCTCCATTATAAGTTGCAGGGAATGTTAAAACTACAGGACGGTAAGCTTGCTGAACCCAATAAACGTTAAGCGATGAATCACCCCAGAAAGTCTGGGTGTGTCTAAATGGAGCATATGAAACCTGAGTTGTTGGATCTATATAAGGCTTAACTAGATCTGCATATGAATTATAAGAACTAGATGAGCCTGCTGTTAAAAGAACGGGGTGTCTTTTATCTATACAGAATTCTGTTATATTTCCACCACCATCAGGGACTCCTGCCGAACCCCCACCACCAAAGTAGCCGTTCCAAATGTTTGCTGCAGTTGCTCCCTGAACAGATTGGGGAACATTACCTGGGGTAGTTGGATCATAAGGGGTAAATATCGTTCCGTTTTGTGGATATACACCGCTTACCCCGAAATTCTTAGCTGAGGTAGAAGATCCAGTATAAGCATACCCAGAATTATAAGTGCTGCTGAAATAAGAATTCAATGCGACAACTGAAGGAGCCACTGGATTCTGAACTAGTATTTGATTATATCCAACGCTTTGAAATCTGGGATATATGAATTGAGAATAAGCATTAGCTGATGCATAAGGAGCAGCCTGTCTAATTGCTTGTGAATCCTGAATGTCCGTTACAGCTAAACCTGTTATTGAAATCGGTATATCACCATATCTCAGATTTGAGCTATAGTTAGGAGGATATATGTTATTTGCAATTGCCGAAGGAGCCTGTACATCCAGTCCACCCGGTATAATAGAAGATAATTCTAATATAGAAGCTTCGGCATTGGAAAGTTGTATGTTATAAATAACAGAGGCTACCTTACCAGCATCATTTGTTAGAGGTGCAGAGAAGAAGTCCGTATAGAAACCTGCATTTAATTTGATTGTGGATCCTCTAGAAACTTTGATTCTGTTACCTGAAGCATCTACAATATAGACTTGTAAAACCCCTTTAGCTTTACTAATTCCAGCTTGAAGAGCAGCTATCTGATTCTGTAAATCATTAATCTTATCAAAAAGACTTATCACTGCACCGGTGCTTGTGAAAAATCCACTAGCTATACTATTTGTAGTATGTAGATATGTTTTATCAGAAGATGTAAACTGTTCGGATAGGTGAATAGGCAATCCTTGGGCATTCAAATTTGTTTGCATCTTGACAACTGCAGAATCTTCATTGTTGGTTTTTATCAAATTTGAAGTTCCACTTACCGATAAGTTATCAGGAAAAGAAACTGTAACTGATGCGGAGTAGTCTGAAACTTGTGGGTTATCAGGCCATCCAGCCTCGGATATAGAAGCAATTTGTATTTCAAGTTTCTCACCCTTTGTGATTGCAAGATCTAGCTGATTTATATTCTGCACATTTGAATCGGCAGTAACTTCATCAGCCCAAACGTAAAAACCAGTAGTTGGATCATAAACCTTCTTTCTAATATCTGTTTTATATTCGGTCCAATTAGAAAAGGCTCCTACTTTTTTAACGTTATCGGTGTCAACGTATTCTATTTGCTCAGATGGTTGAGCTGCACCGCTATCACTAAGATATCTGTATCTTACTGAGAACTGAATAACAGCCTGATCTCCCGTTGTTGGAGTGGTCTTCGGTGCAGGTATTGCCCAGAATCCTCTAACTCTATATTTAGGGTCAGCTGTTAACTGAGGTACATCCTGAGATAAGGTGTTAACCTCATCTACTATAGATGAATAAAGACTAACTTTCTTAGTTCTTTCGTCAATTAAACTGTTTAAATTTGCTTTTAAAGAATCCGTATTAACACCTATTGGGTTTTTGGTTAATCTTGAAGCAGCAGGTGTTAAATTCGCTCCTAAGATAGGATTGATCGTGCTCTCAAGAGTAGATGAACTAGTGGATGTGATATTTACTGTTGTCTGATCAGACGTGGCCAAACCTGCGTTAAGTTGAAGCTTAACGTTGTTTATGGAGTTATCTATAGAATCTATTTCACTTTTAAGAGTGCTCTTCAATTTAAGCTTATCGCTAATAACAGTTACAGACGTAGAATCAGTAACCTGCTTATTGATCTGGACAACCTTAAAGTTCTCAGAAACAACTAGAGGAGAATCTGGTTTTAAACCCTGAACCGCTGGAATTTTCTTCTCCTTAGCCATGCCAAGAAAAATCTTTCCCATGTCGGAAACATCACTCAGATAATATTGTTCTAGGGTAACAACTTGACCGTTTGAATTTTTTGTCTGAAGCTCACTGCTCCAAAAAGTTATACCGGTTGACCAGGTTGATCCTACTATGTTGAAATTGTCATCTATTGTTTTAAAGAAAATCCCTTGTCTTTCATCATGCCCAATATTGACCTGGACATATCTAGGGCCAAAATCAGTAGAAGCTATAGATATAGTATTAGCACCTAGCTTAATAGGTTCATAACCAGAAAGTCTTTTAGCTTGGATTGAAGCCTGATCTTTATTAACAGCAGTTACTTGATACAGAGTCCCATCTGGTGTAGCTATTCTGTCTCCTATGTCTAGGGTTCTACCGTTTTTAACATTTGATAAGGTGTCAGTGTAGTTTAATGTATCAAGTTTATAATTTCTTCTAATCTCTTGAAAGGAGTTTGCAGTGTTACCTTGAGTAACATTCTGAGCGGCATTTGCATTCTGATTAGTTACAGTAACAGTGTCATCATAATATGATATAACTCCAAAGTTTCCAACGAATCTAATAGTTCTTAAAGGAAGTTGTAGAATGTCCTCATCGACAAAGTATTCTATTCCATTATCACTAAGGGCTTTCACAAACTGATCGTAGCTCATATCATTTCTACCCTTAAGATTGGCGTCAAAATATGATTTTTTAACATCAGTATCTGTGTTTGCTATTATTCTCTTTACTGTTATTCTATCTGCAGAATCTGGGATCTTTCCAGTAACGTTTACATTTATGTAAAGAAGCGGGCTTAAAAAACTCTCAAAGAACCAGTTGTCTCTAACTGCAAAAGTGCTGGGAACAGGAAGATTAGCTAGGGTTGGAGGATCTTTTAGTGTTTGTGTTTTAAAAACCTGAGAATATGTTCCATCAGGATTTCTCACAGTAGCAAAATTATCACCTAAACCAGCTAAAGCTTTTACGTTGCTATCTAATCTTTGTATTTCGCCTCTAAGATACCCATAAGAAGGTATATTAGCATTTTTAGGCAATCCAGTCTCGTCAAGAACCTCAATTGTAACGGTGTCATTTGTCGAAATTGCAGCTTCATTTAACCCATTAAGGATTTCCAAAGAGTTTTTCTGAAGTCTTAAAAATTGAGCTATTAATGAGCTTATTGAATTTTGTGTGCCTGCCATCTCTTATAAAATATTATTGGTTGTTTGTTAAGCTTTTTCCTATTAGATCAACTTGGAATTTTAAATTCTTATCATCCGTGCAAACTATATCTAAAACCGGTACATAATCATAGGATGAGAATACTGATTCAGTTAAAGAAATGATAACAGTGGAATAAGTGGATCCTGAAGGTGCTGAAAGTGGATAAAGACCTAAAGCATTAGTTAAAATCTTTATTATATAGTTCCCTGGATAGATCTCATCTCCAAATGAGAGTCTAAATCTTTGTCCATTTTTCCAGTGTATCTTAGAATCATCAATTCTAATTGTTAAATCCCCTGTTAGGGTTAAAGAATTTCCGTTATTCACATGTTTGAAATAATTAGAAAATTCGGTTAAAGGTATTTCATTCTGACCTGTTTGGGTTAAAATACCAATTCCAAGATTTGATCCTATATTAAAATCTTGATTTATATTATTTATCGAAAGTAAATTAGGAGTACTTCTGTCCACTATTATACCAGGTCCTTGTCTTACCAGATCCAGATCGTATGATATAGCTATGCTGGTTTGATTATTTAAAATGGCTCTTACTAAATCATAGTTCTGGTTTATCAACTGCATTACGGAACTTGTGTTCTTCAACAGTGCCTGATTTGCAGCCAGTGTTTGTTCTAAAGAAGTTATTCTTCTGTCAAGATTAATTGAAGTTGGCGTGCTTAGAGTTATATTCTCAAGATTAGTAACTCTATTGCTTAGATTTATAAAATCGGTTGCAGAGTTATTTAGAGTTCCACTAGCGTCCTGTAGAACATTCATGGCATCCATAAACATGGACAGAGAGAATGGTGAATAATCATTAATTGCTTGCTCAACCCCTGTTTGATCTATATCAGTATCAAATTTAAGATTTATCTTAAATCCATATGAGTTACCATTCAGCTTAGTTACTGGATTAGGTCTATATTTAGCAAGTCTAGGAATGAATGCTGGAGTGGTGTCACCATTAACATCATCAAGAAATAAAACACCAAAAAGATTAGTTGCAGAATCTGCTGTGTTAGCAGGATCGTAAACATCATAGTAGATAAGAACGCAATTGAATTCAAAGTCTGCAGCATCTGGTGTGGAATTGAATTCCTCCAATGTTGAAATGCTAGGATTGCTCAAAATTCCCTGATATGAATTAGCATCAAAATCTATACCGATAGAATCTAATCTAGATCTGATATAGGTCAGATCAATTCCATTATAAGATTTTTTCAGAACATCATTAGAAGGGTCTGTAAATAAATGATCACTAAAATAAGTATTAGCAGTGTCTCTCGGGGTGTACCAATTTCCAGCTGCAGTTGCTCCATTTATCCCAGTGTAAAAATGGCTAGCAACAGGTTCTCCTAGTACATCATCATCAAAGATAGCTAATGTTGTTAGACCACTAGGATTAACCTCGTCATAATTTCTACCATGAAGGTATTCATCGTTCAGAGGATTGTTTGGACTATTTGTCCATTGATAATCCGGATAGTAGTTCTTATCAACGATATTCTTAAAAAGGACTGTTGGGGTATTTCCGTCCTTAGTAGGAACATAAACATAAACTTCGGAGTATGTGTTGTCCGAATTTTTTACACTGTTTACTATATCTAGGCTTCCGACATATTGAACTACCCTATTATATGTGCCCGCCTGCATTCCATAGGATCCTGTTGTTCCTATTGGATTATCACCCTCAACGTATCTCTTCTGTGTTACCGGTAAATCATTAACAATAGTTACTGTGTTTTGATCTAACTTAGGAGAAACCTCTGAGGAGTTAGCTGGACGCCATCTCATAGCTCCAATCTCCTTCAACCACTTGAAAAATATTCTCTCCGAAATATTCTGCTTTAGTGATGAATCATATTCATCAGTTCCTGTGATAGTAGATTCGACATTAAGACAATAACTTTGAAAGCTCTGTGAAAAATCTATATTCCCGTTTGCAGTAATTATTTTACCAGCATTTGTTGCATAGTCAATAAATGCAGAGTCAGGAGCATTTAGTCTCACTATATTATCTTGAGAGCTTGAGCTATAATTATCATTAAATCCTGGTATATTTAACAAGGCAAATTTAGAGAATCTAAACTTATTAACCGAGTTATTAAAGGTGAACGATAGGTCCTCTGCAGATGAACTAAAGGAATAGAATGTTCCTCCTTGAACTTGTAGAGGCCTTATAAAGGGGGTCTTAGCCATTTAAAAAATTCTTTTTTTAATCTTAATTCTCTTAAACTGTCATGTTAGTAGATCCTAGAACCACCCAAGAACCTGCCTGTGAGGTTTCGGTTTTTGCAACCTGTGGTTCCCATTGAAGTGTAATAGATGATCTATATGCTTTACTCTTCGTTACAACTATTCCAGAACTAGCATATCCACCGTGATTAGAATTTGTGTTAAACCCTGTGTAATATGTGCTGGTACCTGTAACTCCTGTCCAAATATATCCTGTTGCAGCTGATGTGTTAATGATAGTGATTCTAGATCCTGCAGGTATATTTGAAACAGTTCCGCCGTATGGAGAAACACCATCAACTACTTTTAAATAAAATCCGGTTGGTCCACAGTTGGCGTAAATTACATCCTCTGTTCCTGTAAGAACATATGGGGAGTTTACTGAAGTAAGAATACCGCCTCCGCCTAAGCCTGATGTATTAGCAGGGAAAGCTGAACCAGCAGTTAATCCACTTAGAATTGTTTTATTCTGGCTTATTACGTGTCCTTGCACACCCAATTGGAAAGCAGCATTAGCAGAAAGACTTGCGTTATAGCTCGCAGTTCCGCCTACAACTAGAGTGGAAGCAGTTCCCATGGTAATAGATCCATTAAGAGTAACACTTCCTGAAGCTGTTAATGTGGTTGTGCTAACACTTGTAAATGAAGCCTGACCTGATGAATTTACAGCTGCATATGCTGTTCCGGTAGAAGGCACCGCAATAGAATTGAATGCCCCAATTTTGGCCATAACCTTGCCGGTTGAAGCCCCCGTCATATCTAAAATTCCATTAACGCTGTCCACCCCAAATACGGTGATGTATCCATTGATCCAATTCTGCAGGATCAAAAAATTAGAATTAATTGTTACCCTTGATCCCGATATTGAATCAGACCCCAAGATTTCAGTTGTGTTTACTGTTGCCATTTTTTTACTTTTTATTTCTTTTTAGAACGAAATATATATCAATGTCTCAGACAAGTCTTAAATATGGTATTACCAAAAATTAAACCAGGAGGAAAGAGCACTAAAGACATATCTTTAAGTGCAAAACAAGGGGTTTATTCCGGTCTAATATTAAAAAATATGATTATCCTAAGGGAGACCAAAAGTCTCACAGCCGGCCTAAAGCCGGTTGTTTTTTTAGATAGAATTCCCAACAAAAAAATCAATTACCATGGAAAAACAAAAGAAAGTGCTTAAAAACGAAATCAAGTATGCTATCACTCTCAATGACGAGCAGAAGGAGGCAAAAAGGGACATTATAGAAAACCAAATTGTGGTAATTACCGGAAGGGCGGGATGCGGTAAAAGTCTGGTTTCTGCACAGTGTGCTTTAGATTTTTTATTCAAAAAAGAGTATGACAAGATTTTAATCACTCGTGCAGCCGTTGAGGTTGGTCACTCTTTAGGATTCTTGCCAGGATCTCTTAATGAGAAATTCGACCCTTATCTTGAGGCTTTTAAGGAGAATCTAGTTAAATGTTATGATAAGGTTAAGATAGACAGTCTGATCAACGAGGAAAAGGTTCAGGCACTCCCTGTTCAGTTTATCAGAGGTAAAACAATCGATGATGTTTTGGTGGTGGAGGAAGCACAAAACCTATCAAAAGCAGAGATGCTTGCAATTCTTACACGTCTTGGAAAGAATGGCAGGATTATAATAAATGGCGATAACGAGCAGAAAGATATTAAAGACCCCTTCAATGGTCTTAGTTACGTAATAGAACTCTCTAAAAAAATAGATGGAATTAAGCACGTAAAGCTTAAGCATAATCACAGATCGGATTTAGTTGGTAAAATTCTGGAATATGAGTACAGCGGGAAATAGTTTAGATTTCCTGGGTGCTAAAAGTTGCATCAGGATCATCTGGGATAACCAGACTGCTTCCAAAAGGAGGTTGTTCAGCTTTAAATAACTCAAGTTCCTGCTGCTCCATTTCTCTCTGAAGCTTTTTAACTTCATAATCTCTCGTAATATCTGGAGGTTCTGGATATCCAAAGTCTGTTGAATCAACAAAGTCAGGATGCTTGTCATCTGGTCTCTTGTCCTTGTGGTTTATGACCTTAATGAACCCAGGCTTAGAAACCTCGTAAACATTACCTTCTGAATCTTCAACCTCATTAGTTATTGAATAATAGCCAGGAGTCGAAAATGTATAAATAAAATACGGAGAAGACTTGATCGTTAGCAAGTCGTTTCCATTTGACTCATCAATTAAAGACCACTTATTGTTTTTCTTTCCGTAAATATTAGAAGCATAGTTATTGAAAACAACGGTTGACATCAGGGGAATCTCTAGGTGACTATCCGAAGAATGAACGTCACACCAAGTCCATGCTCCAGATCCAGGTCTGGATATTATATTTCCAAGATTTATACCTAGTGAGGGAATGTACTGTTCAGCTTTGAGAACAAATCCACTATCAGATTGGGTGATGATATAAGGACCGGATGCACCATATGTCATCAGAGAAGAAGCCACATAAATGTTAGAATCTTTATCATTAGTAGCAGTTAGAAGATCATAGCTGATATTAGTGTCTCCGTTCCAATACTGGTCATCGAGTATTCTTCCTTTCTGATCTGATTTTAACAAGTGAAATTCTTTATATCCCAGCCCTGTAATAACGCTATATAAAATAAAGTACTGTCCATTCGGAAGTATTTTAGATTTTATTAGCTCATAAAACCTTGGAAGAACAGAGGATTGGTATAACTCATCGAGATACGGTGCGAAAATATTTTTAGTGACCCCTTGCTCCGTGATCTCTGCAGTTAGAAGATATGTTCCGGTTCCACCTCCGTAAAATGAATTACCTAAATATGACCCAGAAGGTCCATAAGCTGTGGTTATATAATAAGTTGATTCTGATTTAGAAGATCTAATTTCATACTCACCATATACTTGAGGTAAATTTCCTGTAATAATACCTCCAGTAACTCCTACCCCTGCATTATTTAAGATGATAAAAAATGGATAATCGTTATTGACATCTGGTGCCACGAGATCTATTCCGCCAAGATTAAATCCTGTTCTGGTCATCCCAGTTAATAAAGTTGTGTTATCCGTTGAAAGGGAATCCACAGATCCGATATCATATCTTACACTACCAGAGGTTAAACCAGTCGAACTTGATGTTGTCTGAATGGAAAAGTCTTCATTCGATAATCTCACATAAGACATGAATTTAGACAAAGATGAATCTTTGAGATATTCAGCTACCCAGTCGCCATCGTTACTTCTGTTCCACTTGTTTTTAAGTGTGGATAAAGAGCCAAATCCACCGCTGTTTGTAGATACTGAAAGGTTAACTGAGTAGTCCGTCGTGTCAGAAATTGAGCTTATATCACTAATCGAATTAGAAAAACTTAGATCGCTAGAAGGGAAAGTTCTGAAGTTTGTAACCCTATATCTCTTACGTATTTCTGAGTTGTAATCTCCGGTTAAGCCAGCAAAGGAAGTTATATCTCCTAGATCTTTCTCTATCTGTGCCACGAAAACTCCTATGGCATTTTGACCCCCATATCTAGTATTAGCCACATCCCAAAGAGCTGGAACTAGAGGAAAGCAGTAATTTGAATATGAATAGAAATTAAATCTCAGATTCTGGCCAATCCCTGGTGATCCAAACCCTTTCTGATAAGTAACCCCGAGTATTATTGTGGTCGGGGCTGAATTGAAAATTCCAGCAGTCTCATTGATCTCGATAGAATTAATAACATAATAGGAGATATTCGAAGGCTTATTTATATCTTGTATAGTAACAACATATCCTGTATGAATATAATTGGCAAAAAGTATTATTTCCCAGTTAGTGTTGTGTATATCAAAAAAGTTTAATCTGATTTGATTTATGTTGGCATAAATTGAGGGTGTTGTGTTAACGGTATTGAAATCGCAATTTCCTGGTATCGCAGCAGTTCCACCTGGAACAAATTTATAATCAATTCCTCCGGTAGCAAAAATGGATTGAAGCGGATTAAATCCCGTGGCACCACTAGGATTATATAGCCAAGGGTAAGTTCCAGTTATCGCTCCGGGAACGCTAGCATTAGTTATTCCTATTGGGGCTCCAGTTGGACCGCTATTAAAAGTAGAAACTGCAGATTCCCATCCGCTATAAACATACTCTCCATTTTCGATTAGCCAGTTATACGTTCCAGTCACAGTAACAGAGTTTCCATCTGTGGATGGTGATATGGATGTTACATTGGTTGAATATCCAGGAAAAGTTACTACCGCCTCAACAGATCCTGTTTCGTCATAGCAAGCAACAAATCCACAATCAACAAAGTCAGAGGCTGAAGAGTCTCTGGTCATTGCATTACCACCGAGGGTTGGGTTTGGATTTATAAAGGTGGCAGGTGTACTGTCGCTATAGTATCCTAGATGGGTTTCTATATTTCCAGAAACATATCCGCCAACATAGAGTTTATTCGAACCGCTTACTTTAAGTGTTGTTGAGGCGTTAATAGTAACCCCACTAGATCCGCTCCCCGAAGTTCCTTGTATGAATTTAATCTGATCTATCCACGAAGGTTCTGATATTTCCTCAGCCATTATCTCCTGATCATAAGAAGGGATAGGGTAGTTATCCCAATAAGCTTGTTTGCCAGCTTCTCCGTCAGCTATAGCTTTTAATGATGTGGTCAGGAAGAGATCATCAGGATCCAATCCAGGATGCTTGAATTGTAGATATTCGTCTTGGTAAACTCTCCACTCGGGATAGCTCCAAGAGTACTTCCCTATTCTTGGTAAAGGTGCTCCAGTTCCTCCGGTTGGGCTATAGTAAATGAAATTCCACCCTGTTGCTCCTGCATATTTAGAAGAACCATAAACATGCGGAATATCATAGTCAAAAGACGTCAGGTAATTATATTCAAGAATCCAAAGTGCATCCTCGTGAACAATCAAACCATCTTGATCTATATTATGCTTTACGAGCTCAATGCCAAGAACATCATTGCTAGATAAGGAAGAATTAGAAGAAGTAAATTGGGTGTGAGTAGTGCCATTAAAATGCCAAATACCGGTACCCTGATTTAACTCACCATCACCGATAGAATAGAAAACGTGTCCATGGTCCCTAGATTTAACCAGAGTTACAGGACCAGTTGTTCCATAGTTCCAGAAGCTGTGGCCATCGAAATATGAAAGACCTAGATCAGTTCCAATCCAAAGATTACCAATCTCATCCAGATCTATCGAGTAGATGTGATCTGAGATTATCCCGGAGGTGTGGGTATTATAGACCTGAGCTTGCCTGATAATTTCTGTGCCGTCTGTCAGGGTAACAGTTGATAGGGTTCCCTGAGGGATTGTCAAGAGACCTTCTTCGGTTGCTACGTAATAGAAATAATTCACACCATCGATCCCCTTGGCTTTAATATCATAGATATGAGACCAGTTGTATCCGGGTATGGTTTCTTTCCACTCATCGGTTTCTTTGAGATAGTAGAAAAGTCTTCCTCCAGTAACCCCGTAAATTCTAGTGTAGTTTGTGAGACCAGCAGTTCCTCCTATTCCATTTAGAGGTGTTGCAAAAGCCAAGATATCATCTCCGTATGGACATGCGTAAATAGTAGAGATCTCCTGGTAAACACCATTAAAATTCCCGAGATCTGAAAAGTTCCAACTTCTTCCCTCGTAAACATCATTAGTATTTAAAGAGAAAACTGCCACGTTATTATATCCAGATGTTGGCCCTTGAGCCACACCGCACCACAGATACTGTTCAGGGTCAATGGAGAGACACCTAGTATCTAGAGCATAAGGACCTGCTGGATCTGCTGGAACTGCTGAGTTCGAATGGTTATAATAATCCCACCCTTTCCCATTAAAAACCCTAATATCCTCACCTGACCCCCAAACGTAAAATTCGTGGTCTATGTCTATCTGATTTATATTTAATGAGGCGCTTGGCATTTATCTTTTAGTTTTATATATTATGTGTTTGTGTTATCCGTTAAAATAGAATCCTCTTCTAGGTTCATCGTTGGTCAACCCCCAGTATGGATTTGTTATGGTTGTGCGCGCAAGTCCCAGCCAAGCCGCAATATCATAGGTTGTTCTCTGGTCAGGATTATAAGCTGTCCCACTAAGAATTATTTCTGTTAGATATTTATTAGAGCTTAGTCCAAATGGACGCGTACCTCTATGAGAATCTATATAATCATCGAGAATTGAGATTCTAATCCCATTGAAATCCTGCGGGAATGCATACTCAACTCCAGGGGCGGGACTATTTGGCCAAACTCCTCCATTTCTAGCCTGCGCATCTTCAAAAGTTGCAAAGTATGGACTAGCTGTGGCCCCCATATACGGGGAAAGATTATTTGCACTAAACCAAGCATTCAATTTAGTTGCTATGCCAGGACCGTATCCAGTGTCTTGCGCAAGTAAAAAAGTTCTAGCAGGACTGTTGCCTCTATCACCAATTCCTCCTGTACCTAGAGGAATATTATGGGTTGCTAAAAGAGTGGATCCTAAAAGATCTCTACTGGAGGATCCATAGTACTGGATTGTAAGTGTAACATTATGGTTTCCATCGAAAGGAACACCAGGACCACCATAAAGCGTGGCAAATCCAGCATAATCTGATGTGTGATCGATTATCCCGGGAAGAGTAATGCTTCCTGTTTCCCAGCTTCTAGAACTCACACTTGCAAAAGAGGTGTCATTTAGATAAGCCTTAACCGCATCTTGAGACCAATATCTTCCAAATCTGTTTAGAGTGGTGTTTACAAGCTCATTATCTGTGTCTGCAAAATAGAATCTATAATTCTGTTTATCCCCAATATCATATGGCTTCATATAATTACCTTGGTAATACCTAGAAAGATGTTGAACATTAGAGACAACACCCCCGGTTATTCCTAGAGTGCTGAAAGCAGAATAAGATGCAACAACTTGACCGTTAATAGCACCGCCTTGATCGCCCCTGATATCCCAGCTTGGTGAATAAAAAGTCATATTCTCACCTTGCGCATGGAGAGAGGTATTGTCAAAAATAGGATCATCACCAGGGACTGGCGTTTGGAAAACCTGAAGCACTATGCCGCTACCGGACATTGATATTTCATTAGTTAACCTATACACAGTTATCCCTGGCTCATATGTAACATCATCATAATAAGCAATAGGTTGGATATCAAAATAACTAATATTGTGTATAGATGTTGTTAAAGGATAATCACAAAGATTAAGATATTCCTCCACCCCACTTTTATTATATGTGATTGGCTTTGAGGTGCTAAATGTGTTTCCTAGAACTGTTGTGATAGAGGCCTGAGCTGTGCCCTGATAAGTGCTGTATACTGATCCAAATTCAGAGCCAGTTAAAACCCCCCAATCATCAAGTGTTACACCGTAGGTATTTGATGTTCCCGTAAAACCGCCAACGCCTGGGATATTCCAGGTATAATAGCTAAGTCCAGATCCTGTTGACCCTGAGATCGTGTAGGTAACTTCAGAGCTCATATCCGCTGGGTTATTGACCTGTGATATTGTTAGCTGAATAGTGGAGGCGGATTCAGGATAAACTATAACGAGATTTCTTTCCGTTACAGAGGCAGTTAAAACACCATCACTAATGGTAAGGGTAACAGAAAATCCTGCTTGGTTCGGAGAAAGATATTGAACTATTGGTGCAAATTCCTCGCTGGCACCTGGGATTCCCCCGGGGAAATACCAATCACGGGTAACTACATTGCCGACACTTAGGTCGTAAAAGTAGAGATAATCTCCCTGATTTATTCCAACCGGACTGGGATGTGATGCCATTGTTTAATTAATCTTTCTCTATATATCCTTATTGCAAAAGGCCCTAAAGATCCTTTCTCTGTTCAGCTGCATAAAGTATGGCTTGAACATAGTTCCATGAATTGTATTGAGGCTCAACGAAAGAGAGATCCTCGTCAAAAGGCGATTTTGAAATATAATCACCTTTAAAAAATTTACTACCTTTTTCTTCGTCCACCACTCCAGCATTATGCATGATTTTATTATCTGCCCACTCATGTGCTCCGCCAGAACCCCAGCTAAATCCAAGCTCTTCTGAAATCCTAGTCTGATGCCCTCTCTTCCAAGCGCACCATAAAACTGCCCACATATCAGCGCACCATTTTTGAATAGGATTGTATGATGCATTCTCCTCCTGAGATAGCGATTTTCTCTCATCTATTTCTTTTTTAGCCATATACTTATAAAGCTCAACACAAAGCTCCTTTACCTCTTTCCAATAATCTGCAGTAACCCCCTTCATAAGATATTGTGCACCGCCTGAGTTATGATGATTCTCTTCAACCAACTTCTGATCTATCTTTGCAATCTGACAAAGATCATCCAATAATGATTTCCCCTTAGACTGAATGTATTTAGCACCAATATAAGAAACGGTATCGCTTAGATACCAGAAGGCATCATTATACATAGTATCAAAATCAGGAAGCTCCTTGAATATAATATCAGAGTCATGATAAAAAATCACTTCACCCCTAAGCTCTGGATATTTGATAAAATGTTGTTCTAGAGCATCTGGTCTTAGCACCTGAATATACCCAAAGTTGTTTATACGGCTTCTTCTGTAGAAATGAAAATTGACAAAGTGATATTTTCTAGAGAGATCAAGTAATCCTGGGCTAATCTCATTTTCATATGAGAAAAGAACATGGATCCACCTGGGGTTTATTCCAACCCGAATAGCATTATGTACAAAAACCTCAACCTGCCAGAAGAAGTATGGATCATCCGGTTGAACTGAGAGAAAAAGTATTTTATTCATTTTAAAAAAAATTAAGAGATAAATCTCCAACTCTAAATTATAATTTAGATTAGATGAAGGATATTTTATCTCTAAGATACTGGGTTATATGTGATTCTAAGCCACCACTGATCTCCCTGCTCATAAGGTGAACGTGTTGGAGAAATTTGTAAAGTTCCCGTTGATCCCTGAGTACTTGGACTAAATGAGGTACTTCCACTAGGCCATGCTGTTCCCGGAGGATCATATCTATATCTATTTGTGGTCAGGTAGAAATAAACGGTTGGAACTGAAGTTGAATTGAAAGTCACATCAAAGGTTAATTTTTCTATTACTGTGCTCCATGGTCCTAGGAACAATCCGGTTTGTTGATTATGACTTGGGAATGAAAGTCCGCTGTAAAATGCGGTATCCCGATTTCCGGCCCCATCCAAACCATATAAAGAATTTATAGTAACATAAGGAGTATCTCCTTGATATGTAGCATATCCTATACTAAATGGTTTAGCAGGATGCAGTGTTGTCGTTGTTGTAATAGCACGGGTTGTCGTTGTTGTTGTATTTGTATTAATATACAGATAAACTTTCATATAAGATGCATTTGCCACAGAAATGTTAACCCATTGGAAATAAAGCTCACCCTTACCGGAAGGAGTGCTAGGATCATAATTGGATGTTAAAGGAGAGTATTGAACAAATGTGCCATTGTTATAGAATATCTCTATTTCAGCACTGAAAGAATTAAGGTAATTAGGCACCAGAACATCAACATACAATTCATAATCTCTTGTGAAACCTCCAAGACTAAAATCAGGGTAGAATGTAAACGGATTATTAGTACCGTTACCCGTTGAGTCTCCAGTCATAACAGGAGGCTGGATATCAACAAGAAGCGAGCTGAGTGTTGAATCACTAAAGTATATAGCACCACTACCATCGTTATTACCTAGTATATTATTGATATTACCTGTTGAGTAATAAATAAGTTCACTATTTAACTGAGGTATCGTTGTTGTTGTCGTTGTTGTTGTCGTTGGCGCATGTGTTGTTGTCGTTGTCGTTGTTGGAGCCAACGTCGTTGTTGTCGTTGTGGTTGTCGGAGCCAGAGTTGTGGTTGTCGTGGTTGTTGGAGCCAACGTTGTTGTTGTCGTTGTGGTTGTGGTTATATTCGGATTACCCCCACTTAGACCTATTATAGGTATCAGAACTGTGCTTCCACCTAACACTGAAATAGCAGGTGGATAAGCTGAGTTAGGAACACCAAAATTATTCAGGGTTAGATTAATCGGAGGCGAATCCATCTCTAATGCACCAGCCTCATTCGGAATTGGTCTGTAATAAAAATCTGTAATATATCTGTCCTCTGCAGAGTTTAATTGATCTGCCAACTCCTGAAGGGTTAGTGGAGAATGTCCAGGTCCAACTGTGATTCCAACAGGGAATGGATATGTCTGATTCCCAGTGCTCAGTTTAATATGATCTCCTGGAGCTATATTATGAAGCTCATATCCACCAAGCCAATCATTGTTATATTCAAAGTCATACCATCCGTGTCCATAACCATCATCCCACATATTGTCAGTAAACACATCCCAATTGAGTTTCTTTGTGCCCCAATATTTTAAATTAGCATTAGGAAAATCTCTACTTGATTCACTCCAAAAAACATAACTTTCTGTTGGACTTACACCATTTCCAAGCGCGGTTGAAGCCGTGACAGTTGTTAGGGATCCAGTTAGTGAGAATGAAATGGGAACACCGTTTTGATCAGCTCCCAGATTGCTAGGTGCTGTGATTAAAACAGTAACTGGATCTTGTGTGGTGTCCTCGCAAGAAGCAAAATAATCAGGATATGTTCTTAGAGAGTTAACAGATGACACTATAGCATTTGCTGTTCTGTATAAAGAGTCTCCTGCCTCTGCAGATCCAACTTCTCTGCCATTAACATTAACTGTAATGGTTCCAGATCCGGTGAAGTACTGATTAGTATAACCACCAGGAGATGTGTCAACAGAAATTCTGGTTGGAGAGGTTTGATTTATGATGCCATTCCATGAGCTCTGAAGAACTACAGGAATTTTAAAATCCAGAGTGGAGCCACTGGGAACTATAACTGGCCATCTGCCAACAAGTTGAGGTAAGGTATCAAAAAGTGTAACCTCGTACCCAGTTTGGAGTCCATGAGGGATAGATGTTGTTATGGTTGCAAACCCGTACTGTCCACCTGCAATCACTTCATAAGAAGTGATATCAGTTATTGGATACTGGGTCTGTGTGAAAGTGACCGCACCAGTTGCTCCAATTGGGGTTGTTTTTATTTTAACATAAACATCCTGTCCTTCTTCCGCCTTATTTCCGTATGTAACGAAATCTAGAATTTCATCTGGGATTTTCTTCTGAAGATCTTCAAGAGATTCACCTTCAGCTGGAAATTCCCATATTGATTTATAATCATCCCATCCTTTATAAACGTTCATCCACTCATAATCCTCAACCTCCCTATATCTAGTCCACGCATCAATCTCTATAACTTTCGGTTCAACCATGATGGCATGATTGTTGAACACTGTGCTTCTAACATTGAATCCATCTACGATATTACATCTAACTCTATATTCTCCAGTATAGGGAACAAAATGTGCTAGTTTGTAAAAATCGATTACTGGTCCGGAAAATTCAAAGTGATAAGGACTGCCTTTCTGTGTTGGAATTTTATCTATAATCCACTCAATATCAACCATGTTGGAAAAATCTATATTCTTCCAATTTAGCATTCCATATTCTTGACTAGGTGCAAACAGCTCAGACGAGTCAAAAGTTGCGCTAGATCCGCTGTCAAGAAGAACATCATATGTTCCCACTGAGTAGTGAGTGTCAACAACACTTCCAAAAACACCCTGCGGGGCAGAAACAGATACTAAAGGACTGTAAGTGTAGCCAGATCCTGGAGATGTGATTATAACAGATGTGATTCGACTTCCTGTAATTACTGGTGTTAGAATTGCGCCAACACCTCCTCCCCCACTTAGTGTGATTGATGGCGTAGCTGAGTACCCCAAACCCGATCCATCTATATGGACCTGAGTGATGCTACCTGAGCTTATATCCACAGCTAAAGACGGAGCTAAAGTTTTAACTCTTACCCTATCGCCAACTTTAAATGATGGCAGATTCACAGCAGACCAATTGATATTCAATTCATCCCAAGACCATCTATTAAGAATAAGCTCAAGGATCAAAGGCATTCCTATTGGGGTCTTATAAGGCAATCCGGTGCTAGGATTAATAAAAGCTGGCGGATCGTATTTCTCGTCACCAAGCTCTTTAATTTCTCCCTGCTGTTTCAAATAGTAGAATTCACCAATAGCAGAGATAAGAGACTCGTTCTGAGCTGGATTGAAATTCTGTTGGAAATCTAAAGGATCAACTATATTACCAAGATCAGATAGTGTTGATGGTAAAATAGATATTGTGCCATTAAGCATTGCTGGGTTCTCCACAGCAAAGTAATATAGAGGTGATGTTTGAGTCGGATTCACATACCACGTTAATGGTAAACCTCCTGAGATAGCCCCGTTATTTTCTAATCCGAGTGGGGTAACCACACTAGCAAGGGTTTGATCGCTAGTTACGTAGAATGTATAACCTGTTGTTCCGATTGAGAACTCATAAGTTTTACCTGAAGTAACAGAGATTGTTGGATTTGGTCCGGTAGCTCCTGTTAGGGTAAAGAAAATAGCACTTCCAGTTCCTCCTGTTATTGTGACAAGCGATCTATAGTCATTAAAATAATCAGATGGAGTTTGAATAGAGGAAGCTAGGGGTCTCAGAGAGAAATTTCTAAGATCCTCTATAAATCCAAAGTCTGGATTAGAAACAATCTCAAAGTAAAGTCCTGCTTCAATCTCAGGTCTTTCCATCTTATCAGTCCATGATCTTGTGTTATAAACATCAAAGTAAATACCCTCCCCAGTGATATCAATTATGCGGGCATTCAGAGGAAGGTAGTCTCTCTTTAGTCTCTCCTTTAATGCAAACATTTTCACCAGAACTTCCTCCTGTGTGAACTGAAAGGCATCAATGACTTCAGGATATCCATAAGCCGAATCGTTACCTGACATCTTATTTAGATCGTAATAGAGTCCAAATAGGGATGTCTTCTTGTAGGTTTTAGAAGGTAATAGTGTATCTTCAGAAGCAACATTTAGCACATAATTCCCTTCCTTGTCTGGCCCATATGTTTGGGTTAGCTTATATTTTCCAGAGTTTGGATTGTCTAATACATCATTAATCTGAAAAGTCTGAGTGTATCCATGAGCAGATCCTTGAGCTTTAAGTTGATCTAAAAACTCTTTATTCTTCTGCAAAGGCGATTGAACCTGAAGCTTTTTATACTCGAGATTTAGCCAGTATTCTTTAATCCTAAGATCTTGATATCCGAAGAATTTTATAGCGTTAATAAGTCCTTTATAACTTCCTATATAAGGAAATATCTGATCACCAGCAAGAAGTAACTCTTTTCTCTTTTGATTTATTTCTAAATAATCAGGGAGAGGTTCTTTCGGATCGTGATCTCTAAGTATAATTGAATCAGATTGATGAAAAGCACGACCTAGATTCTGAAGCATCACATCAAATCTCTCATCCTCACCTGTGATTTCTCCATAGAAGTCAATCTCTATAACTTTTATAGGAGAAGCTCCAGTCCCACCTGAGATGTCTTCAACTATTAGCTTTCTCTCGTAAATATTGGAAAAAAGATCGGGAGAATTTAAAGCAACATTAATAGGAAGAGCTTCAGAACTAACATGAGAAGTTTGAATGTATCCACCGCTAGCCCCGTAATAAGTATCACTGGCACTTACATCAACGTTGAAAACCATGTTAGGATAACTAACAATTAGGGGTTTACCTTCTCCACCTTCTAAAGTGTCCTCTATCCTGTACGTGAATATTATTTCGGAGATATCAGTTTCTCCATATCTGTCATTATACCATCTAGTTCTCCATTTGGCTGCGGTGGCTCCGGTAACACCACTGTGTGGCAGTCCATAAGTCAGAGATTGGGTAACTGTGTTATACATCTCCTGTACAACAAAGATCTGTTCATTCTCATAAAGCCCAGATGAAACTGGATCAAAATAGATATTACCCTTGAAATATCCACCAGGTCTATAGTCATATGTTGTATAAAAATAGAGTTGACTATCTAAACTTATTATTCTCTGTCCTGAAGACTTGCCGCTAAAAAATTGGATCTGATAAGTTAGTCCGACTTGATTAATGGACTGTATCTTACCCATGAACTCTTGCTGCCCACCGATTCTTCCATTTAAGTAAACATCAGCACCTTTCTGTAAGTAATCGCTAACCTCATCTGCCCAAGACGTGAGATCGTAATCATTCTGATCCTTATAATAAAGAGTCATTGTTGCTGGCTCTTGATCAAAATTGGAAACATTTATGTTACCCGGAGAAGATACCGACACACTGGAAATATACTGGAATCTGGTATCAAGGGGGGTTGGGCCAGTTGGTCCTATATAATCGAAATTTAAAGGAGCTCCTGCTTTGTTGAAAAAATTAAGCCTTCTATAGAAAAAACTGGACATATTATATTAAAAAACTCTTTTGTTATTTTTGTTAACAGTGTAATTAAAAAAGTTCTTGATCTGTTTAGTACTTTCGACCAATCCGTAAACAACACGTTCGAAGTAGTTCAGTATTCCTTCCTTAACAGGGTCTCTGAATATCACATTCGAAAGAGTTTTCTTTAAAATCTGGCCCTTATAATCAAACCCATTCGGAAGATTGTCATTAAAGCTATCCCTAATATCATAGATATTTTGGGTCGGATCAAATTCATAGTATCTTCTTTCTACCGGAATCTTCGGCATTTCTTTCATTATTTTCTTATAATCTTCCTTATTTGAGCACGGAGAAAATTTATATTCGCCCTGAGCACTAACTAAAACGTGTCTATATCCAGAGCATCCGATATTATAAGCTCTTTCCTCTGCGAGAGCAATAGTTGGATAAACGTCCTTTGAATTATAGAAGGTTGTGTTTGTAGTTAAAGGTTTAAGAGTAGAAGCTGTGTAACTAATGCCTCCTTCTGGATCCGGAAAGAACGGTGAATATTTAGTATTTGCCATTTTACTTAGAAGAATTTAGGATTAAAGCTTTGGTTTCTGCACTTAGATCTGCTCTGTAGTTTTGTTTTACCACAGAAGCTATACTTATATTTAAAGGACCAGGTTTTCCTTCCACCACATTCTCTGTGAATAGAGTTCCATTTCTATCAGACCATCCTCCTCTTAAAACAACAAGTTCATTTCTGCCAATCACGATATCACCAAAATCATTTAGGCCCAGTGTTTGATTCATTTGCTGTTCGGAAACATTATCAAGTCCTCTAATAGCTATTTGATTAGCTTCATTTTTCTGGCCAGTGAAGAAGAAGTTAACGGAGTCAACCCCATCAATACCTTCAACTATAGCTATAATATCAGATTTCGGTATAGTATCTCTCCGCTTGATATTTAACATATAGTCAGATATTCTCTTTCTAATTTCTCTCTTAATCGTTTCTGGATCATACCCTTCAAACATAGTTATAATCACATTAGCCGTGTATCTTGTTATAATAGGCTCAACTATTTTAACAACAGTTGTTGCTATCATAGATCCTGAATCCTGAAGGAGTTTTAGAATCATAGTTTTTTGGGCAGGTGTTAAAAGAAAATCTGTTAACGGAACGCTAAAATAATCCTCATTAGATCCTATATTTAGTGTTATGTCCGGAATTAGATAAAGGTAAACAACATTATCATCATCTAAATAGTCATCATCGAAAGTAGAGAAAGCTTGGATCTGTGAGAAGATTCCAAGTTTATCAAGAAACACCTCATAGTTCTGGGCGTTAGCAAAAACGTAGGATCTGCTAGTTTTAGGAGCCACCAATCTAATTAGATTGATCGAGTCTGGGTTTGTGCCAAACATTGGATCTATGCTTGAATTTATATTTAAATAGGTGTTTAGATCAATCTCCTTACCAAATAGATCGGTTCCGCTATCTGAGAATTTATAGGTTAAAGGATTTTGCCTATTGGTAGCAGTATTCCCAGCAGATCCACTACTTTGTAGATATTCTATTCTTATTCTTGATCCTCTCTGTGGGACCATTCCGAAGTTAGAGTTTCCGAAATAGATATCAAGTCCTTCCTGAATTCCAGACTTAACTAGATATCCCTTCTTATTTAAAGGAATATCATAGAGTGAATCGTACTTTTTCCACTTCTCCTCATTAACATAAACATCAACATAAAATTGATCTATATAAGCTCCTGAAATTGACGGAAGATTAAAACTTTGAAGAGCAAGTCCAGTACCTGTAACTATCGAAGTCTGGAAAGTTCCTTCTACGATTTTACATCTGATAGGATTTACGCCTCCGCTTAAAGTGATTGTTATTTTTTGGGATCCGAGAACTAAAGAATACGTTTTACCGTTATCCTGACATTTAATTTGAGTGTGGTTATTCATTATAACCGCTCCGCCACCCGCATCAGATTGAAGCTGATTCCATGCAACTGTAACCTCTCCCTGGGCTGACATGGATCTTCCTGGATCATATCCAGCTATCCTAGCTAAACTTCTAACTGAATAATCTCTAGAGGCTTGCTCTATGTTTAGCTCTGTGATAGAGTCCTCAATAAAGTACAAGATCATCTGTGAGAGGTTCTGGAGAACGAATAAGACCTGGCCCCAGGCAGAAGCAACGGTAAATAGATTTGCTGTTTGGTTGTAGGTGTCCTGGAGAAAAACGAAGGTGTCGTTTAGAAGACCGTTAATCAGGACGTTATTTTTCTTAAAAATGTTCATTTCTATAAATTAGGTTATTCTCAATGTTACAACTGGGCTTAGACCACCATCTGATGGTATATTAAAATCTAGAGTTGCTATATCCCTTTCAGTACCCTGATAAAATTTAAGATTATACGTTCCCCCTAATTTCCCAAAAAGCGGAACGTACACCTTCAAAAAAAGATCAAGTTCTTTTTTGATACTAGATTCTGAAAGATTTAGATTGAATATTAAATCCTCCAGATTTAACCCAAATTTCGGATCCCCTAAAACCTCACCTTTGTTGGTTAGAAGAACCATCTTAAGTTGGCCCACACAAATTTCAACCAAATCAGTTGTCTCAACTTGGTAGGGATTGTATTCTGGATCTAGCGGGTCTCTATTGTAAATTTCTCTCATGTCAGGATTTTCACTTTATATATCGCTATTTTCTAAGTGTTAAAACCCAAGAAAAACCCCAGATTTTTAGAAATCCGGGGCTTAATTTTATAGTAAAATTAGATTAATTCCACTGTAAGAAGTAGCTTGGCGTGTTCTCTCCGTTAATCATCTCCATCACCTCCTGTAATTCGGCGTCACCCTGTGCTTTGATCTCTGAAGCGTTTACCTGAACTCCACCTGGTAGATTATAATTAAAAACTCCTAGCATGTTACCCAAAGCGATTTTACTTTTAGCTATACAATATCTAACGAAAAGTTCATCATCAAAAAGATCATCGTCATTAAGAGCAACGAAACATCTAACAGCAACATCAACACCGCCAACACCGAATCCCTGTGCTAGCTGTGATCCTGCGCTTTGACCCTTTTGAGATCTTGCTGGATCCCTACCTAATATGGTTAGCTTCTTGCTGTTTTTATTCCACTTATATGCAAAGCTGTTTAGAAGATAAGCCCTTGATAGATCAAAATACGAATACATAACAGTTCTATAAACTAAGTTATCACCTACAAAAGGAGAAAGTAAAAGTTCAGAACCTAAAAGTTTAGAATCACTAAAATCCCTATCCGGATTACCAGATATACCAGATCCCCCAACCTCTCTTACATCATAAACTGTAACAATAGAGTCAGGCAATCTTAATTGGCGGGTAGCTCTAAATTCCTTGTGATTAAAAATAGAGTTAGCAATAACAAAAACACGGTCTTCTACAGCATATTGATAGTTGTCATGAAACCAAGCTTTCGCTCTCTTAATAATTCTCTCAACCTCAGCTTTATTCAAATTATACGGAAGAGCACAGCTAAAAGATAGCGCGTCCTCTATTTCTTGTATTAATTCTTCTAAAGTCATTCTCTTTTGATTATTTTAGTAATTCATATTGCCAAATCTCGGCATAGAATATTTGTCATTTAAATCTTTTAATCTGCTATCAGTTACAAATCTAGAATTTCTAATATCCTCCCACGCTTTAACTTTATAAGTTTCTTCGCTAATCTCTGAATTGTCACCGAGGTTACCTGCTCTGAAAACCCCACCCTCTATCTTACAGTTTATATTCTTACCCTCGCAATCAATAAAGCAATCATTTAACTCATTAGTGAAATCAACAATAGTTGATTTTAATTTGCTAGAAGATATAGTAGATCCAGCAACAACATTACATTCATCCAGGTGGGATTTTTTAATTTCACAATTATGAATATTACAATTCTTAATTGTCCCGTTTTTAATATCACATAGGATAAGATCCATATCAGATATCAGAAAAGCATTCCTGCTTCTTGCTTCTTTTAATTGGAATCTGCCTGTGGTGGTGTCATAGTTGAAATATCCAGAAGTTATATTAGCTTCAACTATTAAATCAAATACTTTATCCCTAATAACGGTAAAGTAAGTTTTTATATTCTCGTCCCATCCCTTTAGATCAACAAAAATGTGGAAATCTGGGTAGTTCATAAAGAAAAGTTCTGGCTTACTAAACGATCTAACAACTTTAGCATAATCGCTCATCATAGATCTCAATTTTGCCACATCGTCATTTGTGTATCCTGATATTCTACGGCTTAGTAAATCATAAAGATAAAGAATTACATAGTCAATAACGTCTCTTATATCTTTGATTTTCTTCTGATAGTCTCTATTGCCTAAATATCTGAACTCTAGATAGCCCTTATCTAATTTAGTAAAATTAACACCATAGTATTTGTCCTCCGGCACTTTAAACATTCTGGGATCTATAGTGGAGATGTTTTCTAGTATAGCAAACCTATTTCTAGGAACCACTCTTTTGATCGATTTAGCATAGACATTCTTCGCTCTATTACCAAATTTTTCATAGATCTTATTCTCATCTAGACCGAGAATAAATTTAAGTCTGTCGAGATTTTGAATCTTATCTTTTAACTCCGGTCTGAATTTATCAAAGCTGACAGAGAATTGAAAAGCACACCTATCATTAGTCCACCCATTTTCATCTATCCAATTAAGGGTTTTAATCATAATGGGAATAGCTTCGTTGTACGGTAAAGGTCCTGTTATAAATTCTACCATCTTTCCGCCTCCTGAGTAATCCGGCTCTAATTTAAAAGTATTAGAATCCACGGGAAGCGGAGAGTGGTATTTTTCAGAAACAATCACTTTTTTGCTCAGCAGCTTGGAGAGAGACTCCGCAGCCTTTCCCTTAAGCATATTCGTGTAGAACTCAAACTCAAATCCAATTACGGAAGAGCTAAGAGCATTCAATTGTTCAAAGTGTGTTCGATTACTCATTTACGGGTTCTGCAAATATTTTTCCAGTAGTTGGTTCAACTTCGTAAATCGAAACTACTAGTTCGTCACCTGTTTTAATAGTCTTAGAGAACTTCCCTAGCTTCTCCTGAGGAATCAAAGCCATCAATCCAAAAGAAGGCAGCTCAACTAAAGCTCCATTCTTTCTTCTGTGTTTAACCTTAGCTTCTACTGGCTCGCACGTTCCCTCTTTAATCTGATTATCTAAATCATGTATTATAACATTTCTCTCCAAAGGCTTCTCTAGAGTTAGTGTTAATCTGTTATTATCCTTGATCTCCTTAACATAAAATTCAACCTCGTCTCCTGGATTAAAAGCGGATATGTTAGCTTCTTCTCCGAATTCTGTTTTGTGAATAAGTCCGGTGTAGATCTCTTCCCACTCTACGAAAACACCAAACTCGCTTGTTCCTGTAACAAGTCCTTTGTATTTTTTAGTAAGATCAAGTTCCTGTATTTTAGAATTCATGATCTTATTTAGGTATTTCTTATAAGAAACTATGAATATGTCTTTGGCTTCCACATATCCCTCAATCATTACAGGAATATCTTTACCAATATATGACTCAAAATCTTTAATCCTATTAGCAGCAGCTAGCGAACCAGGTAAGAAGCATTTTATACCCGAAAGATCAACGATGTAACCTCCTTTATTAACGCTTTCTACCTTTACAGTATAAGCTGTGCTCTCCTTAGTGATTTGCTCAAATAGTTCAGCTCTAACGCTGTGCATGTAATACTCAACCATCGATCCAGTATATGCACCAGATGATTTTCTAACTCTCACCTTGAATTCATCACCAATATTAAATGCTATATGCTGAAGATTCAGCTTTTGAGCATCTCTAAGCTCTTTTCTAACGTCAAGATAAATTGTTTGCCCTGATGCTGTTTGTGCAAGAGCTTGATCCTCGGAAAGATGCGTGATTCTGCAATCATAAACTTCCCCGTCTGAAAGATCCTTACCGACTAAAAAATCGGAGTCTTTCATGTTATGAAAATAAAGATCGCTCAAAGCCTGAGCATAATCCTCATGGCAGTACACCTTAGCGTCCTCCGGGGATTTAATCTTATTGTTTGATGCCCTTTTATTGGGCAATGTCCAGTCAAAATCTTCTGCTGAATTAAAATTCATTTTTTTTAGTTTTAGAAATTTAGTGAATTAGTTAAATTGTTCTAGTATATATCGAAACCTAAGTTCCTGAAGTTTAGTTAGAAAACGGTTGGAGAGAAGCCTATCATCGGTATAGGACCGTTTGAAGTTGGAATTCCACCTAAATAAAGAAATTTCACGTCAATTAGATGGTATGCAAATGATATAGCAAGTGCGGTTGCCACCAGCTTCGCAGGAACGATCGGAGGGGGATATTTGTAGGTTTTTCCTGTATTCCAAGCTCTTCTTAAATTATCAGTCAGCTTTATCTCGCTTCCATAGGAGATGGATTTATAAATTCCCCCAAGAGGGGCAGTAATTATACAGGGGGGTATAGGAGGACTTGCAGCCAGTGGTTGTACACCAGTGGATTTCCAATAATCTAAAATTCCCTTAGCCATAATTTGATAAGGGTCCTCAGAAGGAGGCTGATCTGGCTCGCTCTCCTTTTTAGCATCATCCGCTATGGAATTAACCCATCTTGTTAGCTCATCAAAATAAGTTTGCTTCTCCCCTGAGTTATAAGTTCCATATCTTGAAATTTTAGAACTAATAATACGTGTGGAATTCCTCTCCATAATTGTTCCAACACCTAGTTTAGTTACTATTTGAGCCATATTATAGCTAGAAAAAGTCTGATAGTAATAGTAATAATCCCAGGAGTGAACTGTCTTATAATCTTTATCTACCTCTTTATCATAAGTAAACTTTGCGATAAATGCGGGTGTAATATAACTAGGGATTTTACTAGGATCGTCATCATGCTCACTCTGATAAAGC